AAGGTACATGCTAAATTTATAGTAGAATGGTTTGTAGAAATAAGAGATATATATGATATTTATATACCATGGATTGGATATGATTCTTGGTCTTCAACTTATTTTGTAGAAGACTTAAAAGAAAAATTTGGTAAAGATTGTCCTATTCCTGTGCATCAAGGCAAGAAAACTTTATCAAGTCCAATGACAATACTTGGTGCCGAACTAGATAGTAAAAAGATAATTTATGATAATAATCAAGCAACTAAATGGTGCCTCTCTAATACGTCAATTGATCGTGAAACTAAAAATGGGAATATACAACCAATAAAAGGGAGTAATCAAAGAAAAAGAATTGATGGATTAGCAGCAATGCTTGATGCATTTGTTATATATCAAGATAAAATGGATGAATACATGAATCTAATTTAACAATCTAGTTAATTGAGAGAGCATACAAGCTCTCTTTTATTATGTAGCAAAACTTAAGAGGTGGTGAAAAATTGAGCACAGAAAAAAGGTCATTATTTAAAATGGTTTTCGGCAGTAAGCAAGATACTAATACATATATGCAAGCTAAGTTGATGAATGGATATAACTTCGTCTTTAGTGGTTTTGGAGATGAGGCATATACATCTGATGTCGTGCGTTCAGCAGTCGATGCTATAGCAAGAAATGCAGGAAAACTCAAAGCTAAGCATGTAAGAAAAATGGGTGGGAAGTTATCTACAATAGCATCTAGCATCGAGTATATGTTACAGGTAGAACCAAATGAGTACATGGATTCCTATATCTTTTTATATAAAGTTGTAACAAATTATTGTATGAAAAATAATAGTTTTATTCATATACAAAAAGATGATAGTGGAAAGATAACTGGGTATTATCCATTAAATTATAATGTTGCTGAAGCTGTTGAATCTGGTGGAGAATTATGGATAAGATTTAAATTTCAATCAGGAGAAACAAAAACTATAAGATATGCGGATTTGGTTCATCTTCGCAGACACTTTTATAAAGGCGATATTTTTGGAGAATCTTCAGATGTTGCTTTATTGCCTACGTTAGAACTTATTAAGACCAGTAATCAGGGAATTATTAATATGATCAAATCTTCAGCAGCAATTAGAGGAATAATGAAATTTACCTCTATACTAAGACCTGAAGATAGGAAGAAACAGTGTGATGATTTTGTAAAAGATTATATGGGAATAGACAACAATGGCGGTATTGCCTCCACAGATAGTAAATTTGAATTCCAGCCTATAGAGAATAAACCTCAGATGGTTAATAAAGACCAAATGGATTATATCAAGCAATGTGTATATGATTATTTTGGAGTAAATGAAGCTATTGTCCAAAATAAGTATACAGAGGAAGAATATGAAGCGTTTTATGAGTCTTGCATTGAACCTATTGCAATACAGTTAGGTCTGCAATGTACTGTTAAGTCATTCACAGCCAAAGAAAAAGGTTTTGGCAATGAAATTGTATTTGAATCAAATCGTTTACAATTCTCCAGCAATAAAACAAAAAAAGATTTAATCAAAGAACTCATGCCAATGGGATTATTAACCATGAATGAAGCATTAGAAATATTAAATATGGCTCCTATCGAAGGTGGAGATAAGAGGATTATGTCCTTAAATTATATTGATGCAAATGCAGCAACAGAGTATCAACTAGCCAAAGCAAAAGCGAAGGGAGGTAATATAGATGGCGAAGCAACTACCTAAAAAGGATGAGGTTGTTATAAGGTCATATAACATGGCTGATATTAGAGCGGTAGATGATGGTAATTATATTGAAGGTCATCCCGCCATATATAGTCAAGTTACAAATATAGGAAACTGGTTTTATGAAGTTATAGAGCGTGGTGCGTTTGATAATTGTAATTTTGATGATGTGCTTTTTTGCATAAATCACAATGAGGAAATGATTCCACTAGCAAGGTCAAGACGTAATAATGTCAAATCAACAATGCAACTTAATGTAGATGATGCAGGGATAGCTATTAAAGCAAGCCTTGACATTGATAATAATAATGATGCAAGTAGCCTTTATAGTTCAGTCAAACGTGGTGACATAGATGGTATGTCCTTTATTTTTTATGTGGAAGAGGAACGTTGGGAAGGGCTTGATACTGATATGCCCACAAGACATATTTTGAAGATTAAAAAAGTAAGAGAAGTTAGTGCGGTTAATCATCCTGCCTATACAGGTACGGATATTAATATAACAAGTGCTCGAAGTCAAGCTGAATTGGATAATGCAGCTAAAGCATTGGAGAATGCCAGAGCGGAGTTGGATAACTCTAAAAATAAAGTTGAACTAGAAGTATTGAAACTTAAAACACAAATATTAGCGAAAGGTTAAGGTAAATTAAAATGAATAAAGAGAAATTACTTGCACTTATAAACAAGAAAGAAGCTAGGAAAGCTGAATTAGTAACAAAGTCTGCATCCACTGAGGATGTAAAAGAATTGAGGAGTATCAACACTGAACTCGATGGACTTAATGGAGAAATTGCAGAATTAAGAAGCATGGCTGATGAAATGAGTGATGAATCCTTTGAATCTAGGTCAGCAGGAGCTAACAAGTCTAAAACTGGCAAGGTAATTGATACAACCGAAAAGAGAAATGCTGACACAGAAGATGTATATGCATCACCAGAATATAGAAGTGCATTTTTGAAATCATTGCAGGGTAAACCCTTAAACGAAGCAGAAAAAAGAGAATTTGTAATGACACCTCCTGCTAATGCTGGTAGTGGTGCTGCAGTAGTCCCTACATCTACCGCAAACATGATATTTGATAGTATGACTAAGATTGCTCCTATGCTCAATGAAATCCAACTGCTTAGAGTTGCTGGAAATCTTAGATTTGCTGTACAAGGCGTTAGAAATGCAGCAGCAGTACATGTTGAAGGTACTCCAGTAGTTCCGGCAGCTGATACAATGGTAACCGTAACATTAACAGGATACGAGTTTATGAAAGTTATCAGAATTAGTGCAACTATCCAGACCATGGGTATAGATGCCTTTGAATCTTGGATTGCCAAAACTCTTGGTGAAGACATAGCAGTTGTAATTGACAATGAGATTATCAATGGTGGTAGTGTTACTGGTAATATTGCAGCAGCTCAGGTATGGGCTAACGGTGTTAACCAGATTACATATGTACCTGCTAATGGGTTGGCATATTCAGACATTACAAGCTTAGTTGCATTATTGCCATCAGTATTTGATGCTAATGCAAAATTTGTGATGAGAAAAAGCACATTTTATCAGCAAGTATTGGGAATGGTTGATGCAAATGGAAAGCCTATTGCAGTACAAGATATTGCAAATGCAGGTAAATATTCAATCCTTGGATACCCTGTATTAATTGATGATCAAGTTGTTGCAAACGAAGCATACCTGGGTGATTACAAACAGGTGGTTGGAAATCTTTCGTCAGACATCCAAATAGCTAGATCTACTGAAAGCGGATTCTTGTCTAATAGTGTAGATTTTAGGGGAACGGCAATCTTTGATTGTGACTTAGTAAATCCAACAGCTGTGGTAAAACTCAATATATAAACGTATAAATAATTAGGGGTAGAATAACTACCCCTAAAGAAATGGAGATAATAAAATGGGAAAAGCAGCTTATAATCCAAGGTTTGGACAAATTATAAAGACTGATGCAGGTGGTTCAGTCGATTGGGACTTTATAGCTCACTACACAATAGCCGCAGCAGATGCAGACGCAGCCGCAGCAGCGTATGTTTTGGCAAGCACATTACTTTTAGCAGCTCCTGCAACAATATTACCAGCGGCTATGGCAGCACAGCCACCAACGCCGAGAGTGGTCAGCATAACAGGCAATGCAGCTACAGTTGCAGGGAATGTTGTAATCAATGGCACGGATTTTGCAGGAACAGTAATCACAGATACTATTGCATCCGCAGGAGCAGCAACTGTAATAGGTGTAAAAGCATTTGCAACAGTAACATCAATAGTATTGCCAATTGCAGTAGACCCAGCAGATGAAATAAGTGTAGGTATATCAGATAAGTTTGGCATACCTTACAAGTTAGCACAGGATACTGTGATTAGGATTATGGTTAACAATACAGTAACTACGGTTGCAGCAGGTTCAAGTTTTAGTGCGACTGTACTAGCAGATAACTTTATAGACCCAACAGCACCATTAGCAGGAACACAAGTTGATGTGTATATGATAGTTTAAAAAAGGGGAGTTTTACTTCCCTTTTTTTATGGAGGTGTGAAATTGATGTATTTAGTTTTAAAAAAATTTTATGATCCTTTTGAAAAGAGATATATATTATCTGGTGAAACTATTGACATACCAGATAAATATTTAGAAGGTTATAAACCTTATATAATCGAAAAACAAACAGAAGTAAAAAAATTATCTACAATAGACGAAGCTAAAGCGGCTCCACCTATGCAGATAGTTAAAAAGAAAGTCACCAAAAAGAAGGTGAAGTAATGGCTTTTATAGATGATATCAAAACTGCATTAAGAATTAAAGCCACTGCTTATGATACTGAAATTACAGACTTGATAAGTGCAGCACAAGCAGATTTGCAACTATCTGGTATTTTGCCTGAAAAAGTTGTTGATACCACTGATTCTTTGGTAAAACGTGCTATTTCTATTTATTGTAAAGCAAATTTTGGTTTGAATAATCCTGATGCAGAGAAATATGGAAAGTCTTATGATATGTTAAAAACACATTTGGCATTATCGGCTGAATATACAGAGGTGACATTATGAGAGATGATATAGTTAATCTTATAAGTGTTACAATTATTACAGATGATATTGGGAATCAAATCAAGCAGGAAGTAAGCAAAGAAGTTTTTTGCACAATAGAAAGTATATCACAATCAGAATATTTTCAAGCATCTCAATCTGGTTTAAAGTCTCAACTTAAAATAACTATCTGTGAATTCGATTACGCTGGTGAAACAATCGCTGAGTATAACACAAAACGATATACGATTTACAGGACATATTTAAGAGATGATGAGCGTATTGAGTTATATCTAGCAACCAAGGCAGGTGTATAGTTATGGCATCTATAGACGATTTATCTACATTAATCGCAGATGAATTAGCACAATATACCGCAGAAGTAGCGGAAGATGTTAAGCAAATCTGTAAAGATGTAAGTAAAGAAATGACGGATAATATAAAACGTGATAGTCCCAAACAGCATGGAAAGTATGCTAAAGGTTGGAGATCAAAAATTGAATATGAGGATAAAGATAATATCCGAATAAGGACTTACAATGCTACAGATTATCAAATTTCCCACTTGCTGGAATACGGACATGCCAAGACTGGCGGTGGCAGAGTAGAGGGTAAACCTCATATAAGACCAAACGAAGAAAAGGCAAAAAATGGTTTATTGGAACGAATTGAAAAGGTGGTGCAAAAATGACACAGGAAGAATTATGTGCACAATTAAAAATTATCGGATATCCAGTGGCATATTATCGTTTTGTAGTTGATGAAAAGAATCCACCACCAGTACCGCCATATATTACTTATCTTAGAGCATTTGACAATAATATTTCATCTGATTTTCAAGTTCACGGTAAATACAAAAATTATCAGGTTGAGCTTTACTCAAATAAAAAGGATTTAACCGCAGAACAAACACTGGAAGCGGTTTTAAATAATATAGATTCTGATTATGAGACTACTGAAACTTACATAGAATCGGAATCTTTATATCAGGTAGTTTATCAAATTAAAGTAATAGAAAAAATATAGAAAGAAGGTATAGGAATGGCTACAAATGGCGAAAAGATAGTTTTAGGAAGTGGCACTCTTTATTGTATGGAATTTTCAGGTACATTACCGGAAGACACAGCAATAGAAGTTGATACAAACCGTTTAGGTTACATACAGGGCGGGGCAAGTCTCGAATATAAACCTGAATTTTATGAAGCTACTGATGATTCTGGAGCAGTAACTAAGGTTATTATAACCAAAGAGGAAGCTACTTTAAAAAGTGGAATAATGACATGGTGTGGTAATACACTTAAAAAGCTTTGCAGTACAGCAAGATTTACCGAAGCAGCAGGTGTAAGAACCGTTAAAATTGGTGGTATTGCTAATGATGATGGTAAGAAATATGTCATACATTTTGTACACGAAGATGCACAAGATGGAGATATAAGAGTAACAATAGTTGGTCAAAATCAGGCAGGTTTTACGCTTGCATTT